AATGAGATAATGTCTGAAGTATCAAATTTACCGCCAATTAAAGAAATGGTTGGTAATGTAGCTACAACTATTTCAGATTCTTTTAAAGTATTAGTACAGTCTGGTCAGGTATTTGTCGATGAATCAATCGCTAATAAAAGATTAGAAATATGTAAAGCGTGTGAATGTTTAATAGTAGATCAGATGAGATGTTCTAAATGCGGTTGTTTTATGACAACTAAAGTTAAATTAATAGCTGCAGATTGCCCAGCAAGTAAGTGGTAAAAAATAAAGCCTTTGCATATAAATAATATATATGGGCTTTTCTAAGATAATTTTTATTGAGAATCAAACAGGGTCTGGTGCTAATGGTTTAATTACTAATAGACCTAATCCTTTACCAGCACTATCAACTATTTCTGGTTCAGTAGGAGTCGGTTCGTATCCAGCAGTTAGAATCAACCAAACCGCCAATGAAGCTTTAACAGCTGTTGTTACTGGATTCTATTTTGCTCAAACCACATACAACGGTAGCCCAACATTTGTCACAAATCAAAATGGTATATATGCTGCAACAGATGGTGATAATATATTCCCATACAGACTATATTACGCTAGCTGGGGTTATAATACATTAGATTATACAATTGAAGCTACTGGTCAAGCATGTGCTTCCGGAGCTCAAGTAGGTACAGTCTACTGGTCATTAAGTACAACAGCTTTAACCGGTACATCAGCTGGTACAGTAATGCCAATTGAAGTAGCTAACCAACAGCTATCATTTGACGGTGGTGTTACAACAGTACCATTTATATCAACAGTATCTACAGTATGGTGTATCAATTCACCATTCCCGCCTACAGGTGAACAGCCTTTATCACAACGTTTTTGCTTTGACGAGTTCGCTCGTTTACAGCAATATCTAGGCTAATAAAACTATATACAAACTAAATATAAAGCCGAGCTTTAAAGCTCGGCTTTTTTTATAAATAAATTTATGGAAGATTACAATCAGATATTCGAAGCATATAAAACTATTAAAGAAGCTGGCTTCTCATACGCCGGTAATTACTCTGATTCAACTTTACAACCTAAAAGACAGTTAGCTAAGTTTAAGAGACCGAAAGGTGATTATAAGAACAGTACAGCGATGACTACCGCTTCATTACCAACTGGTGGTCAAAAGGTAAATATGGCTGCCATGGGTACAGGTGGGGGTATTGAAAATAACGAAGAGCAAGTAAATATAAAAGGTATAGGAAAATTACCCTCTAATGAAGTGCATAAAATGTATAATAAACTAATGAAAGAAGTACATACTCTTTATACAAATAAAAAATATTCTCAATTGCAAGGTAAATTGGAATTGATGTCGTCATTAGCAAAGAATCTATAACGTGAAGAAATCCCCATATTACTTTGAAATAAAGGATTTATTAACTCAGTTCGTAACTGCGTTTGATGATATTGTTATAAAGAGATTCAATGTTAACAGAAAGATAGAAGACAGAATTTCAGTAAGATATCTCTATTCACCTAAACAAAGAGTATTATATGATATTATCAATACTGCTCAAAATATAACATTACCTGCTGTAGCGGTTACTATATCATCTATAGAAAGAGATAATAACAGAGTGTTTAATAAATTAGAAGGATTTTACTACAGTGATGGTAGTAATAGTAAATCAGCTCATTTGTTATCTCCAGTACCAATTAATATAAACGTAAGCGTTTCTATTATAACAAGATTTCAAACTGATATGGATCAGATATTAAGTAACTTTGTTCCATATAGCAATCCATATGTTGTAATAAGTTGGAAAGTACCAGCTGAGTTTCAATTACCTACTATTCAAGAAATACGCAGTGAGGTATTATGGGATGGTAATATAACATTGGACTATCCCGTTGATTTAAACGGACAACAAAAACCAAGAGTAGTAGCTGATACTACTTTCACAATTAAAGGATGGCTATTTAAAGAACAAACTGTTGCAGTTAACAATATCTACTATATTGATACTAATTTCTACATAGATGACTTTGCAGAGGTAGTGCCTCCATTATCTTCAAATCCAATAAATGGCATTAGAATCGAATACATTTGAAATTTCTGGATCCCCGACCGTAACAAATTTATATTACGCTGGGGTTTTAGCAGATAATAATATCCAGACAATTCCTGGATTTTTACCTACCGTAACAATTTATGGTACGCGATTTAATTTGCTAGATGGTATTTTACTATCATCAGGTAATTTAGATTTATTTTCTTCTTTAACTGCAATAGATATACAAGGTAAGGAACCGCAAACTATAGTTGGTCAACTATTATCTGCGTATGAAGTTATAAACGAAAACATTGTAACATTCACTTTACCTAATCTTACACCTAACTTTAGATACCCAAACGGTCTACTTGCATTTGTACCATTTAATAAAGCAGGTATAGCAACTACAGCGTATTCATACAATGAATTAGGTAACAGGACTAATACGTTTTTAATTTATGGTAGTTTACCTTCTGTAACACCTACACCTACAAGAACACCTACCCCCACACCTACAAGAACACCTACACCTACAGTTACACCTACAAGAACACCTACCCCATCAATTACACCTACAGAGACACCTTCAGAGACTGCTACACCTTCTGTAACACCTTCTATAACTGAAACAGTTTCGATTACACCATCTGAAACACCATCTGTTACACCGTCATTAACTCCTTCAGAATCTTTAACACCTTCCATTACACCGTCATTAACTCCATCAATAACACCAACACTAACAGAGACACCATCGTTAACACCGTCAATTTCAGAGACAGTTTCATTATCACCATCCATAACACCTACTGTAACTCCTACTTTAACTCCATCCCATACAACCACACCATCTTTAACCCCATCTCTTACACCGTCAGTAACCCCATCTTTATCTGAAACACCTTCGTTAACTCCATCTGAGACACCATCTATTACAGTTTCAATATCACCTTCATTTACCCCATCTGTAACTTCGTCGATATCTGAAACACCATCATTAACCCCAAGTATTACACCAACAGTTTCAATATCGTTAACCCCTTCAATTACACCGTCAGTTACACCTACTGAATCTATAACACCTTCTGAATCCCCTACAGTTACCCCTTCAATAACACCATCAATAACATCTTCACCATCTTTAACACCATCTATAACATCTACACCTTCTGTATCACCGTCATTACTAATTTCACCTTCAGTATCACCATCTTTAACTCCAACTGAAAGCTCTACACCATCAGTAACTCCTTCCTTATCTGAGACACCGTCAGTAACTCCGTCAATAACACCTACAGAATCAGTTACCCCTTCTCTAACTCCAAGTGAAACACCTACCACAACACCTTCAGAATCAATAACACCTTCTATTTCAGTATCAGTCACACCATCAGTTACAGAAACACCATCTCTTACACCTACCATAACCCCATCGGTGACATCTTCAGTAACACCATCAGAGACACCATCAGTTACACCTACCCTAACCGAAACACCATCATTAACTCCATCAGTAACATCTTCAATTACTCCTTCAGTTACTCCTACAGAGTCTGAAACCCCTTCCGTTACACCATCTTTATCACCTTCAGTTACTCCTACATTAACTGAGACACCTTCAGTAACACCATCAGTAACAGAGACACCATCATTAACACCATCCGTAACCCCGTCAGAAACACCTACTACCACACCATCCGAATCAGTTACACCTTCTGTAACATCATCATTATCTCCATCAGTAACACCTTCTGTTACCGAAACACCATCAGAAACTCCTTCAGTGACACCTTCAGCAACCCCTTCAGTGACACCGTCATTGACACCTTCTGAGTCTATAACACCATCCATCACACCTTCACTTACACCCACTCAATCACTAACACCTTCACTTACACCCACTTTAACAACATCTATAACACCTTCTAGAACACCATCTGAAACACCAACACCTTCCGCAACACCTTCTATCACCCCATCTCAATCTATAACACCGTCAAGAACACCATCTCTCACCCCTACTCCTTCTTCCTCACCAGTAATAAACCAGTTATTCGTGTGGGGACGTAATGCAAATGGTGAGTTAGGGTTAGATAATATAGCTAATAGATCATCACCGGTACAAGTAGGCGCGTTGACTGATTGGACTACTATAGCTCAAAATAGTACAACGACCGGTGAAGGGTTCACGACCGCTATAAGAGTAGGATCGTTATACGGTTGGGGGTATAATTTTTACGGTCAATTAGGTCTCGGTGATAGGGTAAACATATCCTCGCCGGTACAGGTTGGTGCATTGACTACATGGTCTAAAATAGCAGGGGGTCAGAGTCATACATTAGCAATCAAGACTGATGGTACATTATGGGCATGGGGTAGAAATACAACCGGTCAGTTAGGGTTTGCTCCGCAGGTCTCATCACCAGTTCAAGTTGGGGCTTTAACATCGTGGCTAAATATTGCTGGAGGTAGATCTCACTCTGCTGCAGTAAAAAATGACGGTACGTTATGGACGTTTGGACGTAATAATTTTGGGCAATTAGGTTTAGGTGATAGAACGGATAGAAATTCTCCTAATCAAGTTGGAGCTTTAACTGATTGGTTAAACGTAGCATGTGGTGAGTATCACACAGCTGCTATTAAATCTGATGGTACTATATGGGCCTGGGGAGCTGATGGTTTCGGTCAGCTAGGTCAAAATACTATAGTATATCGATCATCACCTATTCAAGTCGGTGCTTTAGCTACATGGAGCAAAATAACTACAGGTTCTAGATTTACAGTTGCAACTAAGACTGATGGTACTTTATGGTCATGGGGTAGAAATGAGGCAGGTCAGCTTGGACTCGGTAATAGAGTTAACGTATCATCGCCAAATCAAGTCGGGGCCTTAACAACATGGCTTAATATAGCCGCAGGTTATGCGCATATGTTAGCAACATTGACTGATAAATCTTTATATGCTTGGGGTAATAACGGTAATGGAAATCTAGGTATAAACAATACAATATATCGATCATCGCCAGTGCAAATAGGCTCAGCTACAGGTTGGACAGTAATAGCTGGTGGTGGACAATCATCGAAAGCTATCTTTGATCCACCACCACCATCACCGTCACCAACCCCGTCAGCGTCAACGCCAGCACCGGCTTTATATGCTATGGGACAGAATTTTTACGGCCAATTAGGCGTTAATTCAAATCTTTCCTCTGATGTTTCCTCACCAACTCAAGTTGGAGCTTTAACCAATTGGAGCTATATTAATGCAGGAAATAACTCAGCTATATCTATTAAAGCTGATGGTTCCTTATGGACGTGGGGTCTTAATACACAAGGTCAGTTAGGTCTAAATGATAGAACCAGTCGTTCTTCACCAGTACAAGTCGGTGCTTTAACTAATTGGAGAAACGCTAAAGGAGGATCTTTACATATTATATCCACAAAAACTGATGGAACATTATGGGCTTGGGGCTATAACGGTGACGGGGCACTTGGTTTAAATGACACTATATATCGTTCATCACCGGTTCAAGTAGGAGCTTTAACTAATTGGTTATTAGCTTCTGCTGGAGGATATAGTTCAGCTGCAATAAAAAATGATGGTACATTATGGTCCTGGGGTTTTAATAATTTCGGGCAGTTAGGGTTAGGTGATAATGTTAACAGATCATCACCAGTACAAGTAGGAGGGCTAACTACATGGAGTAACGTAACTGTAGGAGATAGAACAATGTTAGCAATTAAAACTGATGGTACAATATGGGCCTGGGGTAGAGGTGCTATAGGTAGTTTAGGTCTAAATAATGGAGTTGATCAATCATCTCCTGTACAAATAGGTGCATTAACAACGTGGTTAAAAATTGCTGCTGGAGGATATAGTTCAGCTGCAATAAAAAATGATGGTACATTATGGTCCTGGGGTTATAATGATCAAGGACAGTTAGGTTTAGGAAACACAACATGGCGTTCTTCCCCGGTGCAAGTTGGTGCAGGTACTGATTGGTCTGAGATAGTGTTAGGTAGTAAAGGTATGTTAGCAAAGAAAACTGGTGGTTCTATATGGGCTTGGGGTAGAAATGCTAATGGCCAATTAGGTCAAAATAATATAATTGGTCGATCATCTCCGGTACAAATAGGCGCACTAACTTCCTGGATAAATATAGCAGCTGGAAGATATTTTAATATAATGACTCTATCTTAATAAGTTAATATAATTAAATTATAGTTTCTTACAGAGCGGTTATTAAATAATTGAAATGGCTTCGGATAATAAAAGTATTAATACAACTAGCTTCTTTAAAAATATAACTAATAAACTGCCATATCAATCATTAGATTTAAATGCAGTATTAGGTCAGCTAAATCCTAAGTATGAGGTATTCCAAGATACTGGTTCAAGAAGAACCGAAGCCTTAGCGAGACAATCTATCTTTTATGATAATGATTATAATAATACACCTTCAGGCTCTATAGCTAAAGGTGGTATTTATAATGATTTAGTTTACGCTAATATACAAGTTGATAAAGGACCAAGAATTCTAGACTATAGGATTATGGCTTCCTTTGCTGAAGTTAGTGATTGTTTAGATGAGATTTGCGATGAATGTATCAACAAAAACGATCACGGCGATATAGTTAAGCTACATTTTCGTAATTTAGATCTTAAAGAAACTGATATGAATGTATTAGAGAATGAATTTAAGAAATACATTCAAAACTTTGAACTTGAAAAGAAAGGGTGGGAATACTTTAGACAATTATTGATCGAAGGAGAAATATATTTCGAGCATATTATTCATAAGTCATATCCAGAAGAAGGTATATTAGGTGTTGTACAATTACCTACTGAATTAATTGATCCAATCTTCGATAATATTCAGAATATGATCATTAAAGGTTACATATTAAGAAAGCCTATTTTTGATCCCAACAAACCTAATAAGATTGAAAGATACGAATTTATCCCAATGGATAAAAATCAGATCACTTATATCAATTCCGGTATTTGGAATCAAGACAAGACTTTTAGATTACCATTTATTGAGAATTGCAGACGCGCTTATAGACAGTTATCATTAATTGAAGACAGTATTGTAATTTATCGTTTAGTTAGAGCTCCAGAACGTCTTGTGTTTAACGTTGATGTAGGTAATATGGCTCCGCCAAAAGCTGAAGCTTATCTACGTAAACTTATTCAAGAGTATTGGAGTAAGAAAACGTTTGATGTAAATCAAACATCTAACCCAGTACAGAAGTTTAATCCACAATCAATGTTAGATAGCTTTTGGTTTGCAAAGAGAGCTGGTAGTGAAGGTACCTCAGTTACTCAATTAGCTGGTGGTGCTAATTTAGGTGAGCTTACTGACTTAATGTACTTTGTAAATAAGCTTTATAAGTCATTAAAAGTACCAACTAATAGACTTAATACTGAATCTACATTTAAAGACGGTAATGAGATATTAAGAGAAGAATTAAAGTTTGCTCGATTCATTATTAGAATGCAACAAAATTTTGCATCTGGTTTAAAGAACGGATTCATTACACATTTAAAACTTAAGAAGCTTTTAGAGAAGTATGACATTAAAGAACAGAATTTACATTTAGAATTTAATGTACCAACTAACTTCTATGAGTTAAGAGAAAATCAAAAGTTAGAACTTAAGGTTACCAACTTTAATAATTTAGCTAACAACCCATTCGTATCACCTACATATGCTCAAAAGAAGCTATTAGGTTGGAGTGATATTGATGTAAAAGCAAATAGAGAATTCTTACGTAAGGATAAAGAATTAGAGTGGGAATTAAATCAAATTACTAACGGTGGTCCTAACTGGAGAGAACAAATGGCTGTACCAGGTGAACAGCAACCAGGAGCAGCACCAGGCGGAGCTCCTGCAGGTCCAGCTGGAGCACCTCCATCATTTGGAGCACCAGCAGCAACTCCTCCAGGAGGCGCGGAAGCAATACCACCGCCTGAGGCAGGAGCAGCCCCTGAAGAAACCCCACCACCACCAACTTAAATATAATTAACTAATATGTCAACACCCGAACGTTGCGTTATAACCCCTATTTCAGCTTTTCAGAGCTCTAACTTATCCAGTAAGATAACATCGTTTGATAAGTTATCTGAAAGAATACTAAGATCACTTGGTTACCCTTCTATTAACGTTGAGCTCCATAGGGATCAATTAAACGATAGTATTAGTATTGCATGTGAACTGTTTACAAAGTTTGCAGGGTATACTAGAGAGTATCTCATATTTGATAGTAACTTATACATACCAAATTACGGGTTAAAGTTAGATACTTTATTTACAGCAAGATCTAGTGATGCTTATCTAAGACAATTACAATCGAGGTCATTTAATAATAATACAGTTGGTTCAACTAACCCAATGTATAACAAGTATATTGATAATAACAATACTGTATACATTGCTAATAGTGCTATACCTTCTCAGTACTTCACTACAGTTACTTTCTTATCTGGTACTTTGAGTGCTGGTATATTTCCAAACGAAGTCTTTACTTTATCTGCTTATAAGACAATTACAAACACAGTTTCTGGGTTAGATCAATATTTTACACGTAGTGCAAGATATGATATTACACAATTAGGTTCTGAAATAGCAAGCCCTAACCCAGTTTACCTTAATAGCTTTGACTATGATATAATGGATTATAGAAAAGTTATTGCAATCGTAGATATGGAAGAAGGTTCTACTTCTGGTATTAATACCTTGTTTACTATTGAACAAACTTTAGCACAACAAACTTATTTCAGCTATGCAATGGGTAATTACGGATTTGATTTAATCAGCTGGTATGTATTAAAAGATTGGTTAAAGAATCGAGAAAAATTATTAGCAACTAAACCATCTTGGGACTTTGATGATAGAACTCAAATTATGAGATTGTATCCTCAACCTCAAACCTCTCAAGGACAACGTATTCAATACTATGCTGTCATACAATGTTACGTGGAAAGACCTTTAAGAGATGTTATTAAAGAGCAATGGGTATATCAATATGCTTTAGCTTTAAGTAAAATTATTCTAGGTAGAATTAGAGGTAAATTTACTAATACAACTTTATTCGGTGGTGGATTAGTAAACGCTAATATGTTAGAAGAAGGGTTGCAAGAGAAGAAAGACTTAGAACAAAAACTATATGAAGGTGCACCTGGACTCGGAGATAATGAACCGCCACAATTCTTTGTCGGTTAATATATGAAAAAATTCTCACAACATTTCGCTGAAAATAAAAAGAATATCATTGCTGGGTTAGAGTTAATGTCTAATACATACTTACCTAGAATATATCGAGCTACAGAATATTATAGTAGAGGCTATGATATATCATACGGTGTTACGGATTCTTACAAAATAAAAGAAACGTATTATTCAGATGAAGATACAATAAAGCATTTTGAAGAATATAATGACCCTTGGTACAGTTTCCCAGAATTAATTAATAGATTAAAAACTGGTAATGTTATATTTTTCAGAGCGGATGATGAAACAGCTATATTGTATAGTTTAGATAAAACTAAATTAGCAGAAACATTGCATGCTAATAGGTTAGAATATTTAGATAGTTTTGATGATGAAGATTTGGATTTATTAAAACAGAACGATATAGAAAAACTATCAAGGTTACCGTAATATGAAAAAATTCTCACAACATTTCACTGAAAGCAAAAAAAACATAATAGCTGGTTTAGAGTATATGTCTGACAAAATGAATCCAGAAAGTAAAGTTTATTATGGAATAGTTGAAATGGATTTTGGAGGTGAAATTATTGATATTGATTTATTTCAATCCCCTAAACCTTTACCTAAAAATGCTGTGTATGTAACTGACAGTGCTTTTATGGTGCCAGGTCAAAAACCAGATTATGAAACATATTTCCCGATGATTTTAATAACAGATGAAGAAGTAATGTCTGCAGTTATAAGAGATGATTGGGAAAACGAGCTAATAAAATCATTTTTAGATAGATTGTACAGTGCATTAAAAGTTAATGGAACAACTGACCCTATTTTACCATGAAAGAAGATCAATTAATTAATATCTACGAGTCTATTGTTAATGAAGATGATACGTCTAAAAAAGACATCATTTCTGGTTTATCAAAAATGCATAAACAAATGCAACAACAAATATTAGATGATAAAAAATTGCAAACTGAAATAGCGCTAGCAGCTGACAATGTTTTTGAAGCTATTAATCAATATAGAGATTTGTTACGTGCAAATCGTAAAGATATAATTCGAATTTTAAGAGATATTGAGAATAAAGGTATAGAAGACGATACACCAGAAGCTGATTTTTATTTCACTATTAAAGGTTTTCACGAAAACGCAAGTGATTTGCTACACGTAATTAATATTGACTAACCTTGCGTTCGTTCTTTATTTTTTAAAGCAACCATTGCTCTACCTACACCAGTCGCGCAATCTAATATAAGTTGTTTATATCGTTTATAAACTTGTGAATCTTTCGATGCCTTAACTGTTGGATTATTAGCTAAAACATCTAACCAGGTATAATCATAAGGGTCTTCTTCTGTTTGTTTTCCAATTTCACTCGCCTTTTCAATTAAATCCATCATGTCTTTTTTCGTATTACTATCCTGGAATAGTAACATTAATTTTTGCAACATACCGAATTGATTTTCGTCTTCTTGATTAGGTGTACGTACATTGATATAAATGTACTGTAAAACTGGATCTAATTTAAGATAGTCTTCTTTATAAATTTTATTTTTTGGACCTAAACCTATATAAGCTTTTTTAACTTTAAATGAAGTATATGTTTTAAAAGTATCTGCATTCCCTCCACTCACAGCTTGTTGCATTTGCTCTTCTTCAGTTAACGGTTGATAAACAAAAAGGTGTTTTAAATTTTTAAGCTTAGGTTGAATTTTTAAAATTTCTTCCCAGGTCATCCAATGATCGCCGTGATCGTTTGTGGAATCTGTAACCAAATATTTTGCTTCTTTATTACCTGATTTTACTGAAGATTCAGCTACTTGAATTACCATACAGTGCCAATCATCATCTAAAGGTCTCGTAATGTCATTAACAAAATACATACTTTTTGACACACTACCATAATCCCCAAACCTATATCTGGAGAAATAATTACTAGGTCCAGTAGGGTCTTGAGATATACACCACTTGTATATATTTTTTCTTTTTGTTTGTGTTTGAATTTTTTTATTAATTATATAACATTGATCTGCGGTAGCTCCAAAAAATATCTGTAAATCATCTTTATCGTAAATTAAGTTATTCACGCTACTAGTAGTTGAAGTTGCTACTTGTTTTAATCTTTCTTTTTCAGTTGGATCTGGAAATTGATCTACTATTGCTTCTATATCGTTCCAATTATAATTTCTTATTTCTAAAGGAAAATCATTTAATGCTTTTATTCTTTTTAATTCACTTTCGTATTGTTGTTTTAATTTTCTTTCTGCAGGGGATAAAGTTTTTTTAGATAAAACTGATTTTAATTTTTCTTGTGATGTTAGACTAGGTAAATAAGGGGCAATTACTACACCCTCTCTGTCTTTTTCTGGTTTACGACCTTGTGCAATAGCATCTCTTACTTTATCATTTATTTGCTTTGCTTTATTAGGATTTTGTTTTATTAAACCAAATATTTTTATTTTATGAGCAATTTGGTCAGGGGTAATGTATGGTCCAGCTTGCGACTTTAAGCGTTTAATTTGTTTTGCATAAAATTCTTTATTGTACAGTTCTAAAATTAAACTATTATTTGCTTTAATCATACTCGTTAATTATATTTATAAGTAATAAAGCATTTTATATGTTTGATAACATTATTGATTTGTTTAAATACGTGAATGAAAGTTGGCTTTAAACAAGGTATTTTTAAACCTCAAAACAGTCAGAAGTATCTCGGTTCTTCGTATCCTGTATATAGGTCAGGTTGGGAATTAAAATTCTTTAGATGGGCTGATTTAAATGAAAATATACTTGCTTGGGGTAGCGAAACAATAATAATACCATACATAAATCCATTAGATAATAAAGTGCATAGATATTTTGTAGATAACTTTATAGTGTTTAAAGATAAAGACGGTGTTAAGCACAAATATCTAATAGAAATAAAACCAAGCAAGCAGGTAGCTAAACCTACATCATCTAATAGAAAAAAGCATTCTACTATATTACACGAACAAACTACTTGGGTAATTAATCAAGCTAAATGGCAGGCAGCTAAGACGTGGGCAGCTAAAAAGAACTGCGAGTTTCTTATACTCACAGAAAAAGAGCTAGGGATACGTTGATATAACATAAATTTATATAAATAATAAAATATGAGTTTCAGACTTATTGTAGAAACACCTACCAATAACAACGACTTTGAATATATAGTCGAAGAAAAGAATGCTAGCCAACCAAGGAATTTCTTTATAAAGGGTCCTTACATGATGGCTGAAGGTGCTAATAGAAATAAGAGAATCTATTCACTTCAAGAAATGAAGAGTGAAGTTGATCGTTATACGAATGAAATGATTAAGTTAGGTAGAGCAATGGGTGAATTAAATCATCCAACTACTGCTGATGTCGATTTAGGTAGAGCATGTCACTTAGTAACTGAATTAACTCAAGATGGTAATGTTTTCTATGGTAAGAGTAAAGTATTATCAACCCCTACCGGTTTAATAGTCCGCAGTTTAATTGATGACGGTGTTAAGGTAGGAATGAGTACTAGAGGTTTAGGTCAGTTAGTAGCAGAGTCTAGTGGTATTAATAGAGTAAAAGATTTTAGATTAGTCGCTATCGATTGCGTAGCCGATCCTAGCTTTCCAAAAGCTTTTGTTAATGGAATTCTAGAAAGTAAGCAATATGTATTAAATGTAGACGGTTCATTCCAAGAACAGTATGAGTCATTTGAGAAAAACATTTCAAAACTCCCACTTAAAAATAAGGATGAATTTTTACGCAAAGCAGTGTTAAATTTTATAAATAAATTATAATGAAAAAGCACAAGAAAGATAAATCTAAAATGATGAAGAAGAAATTACACAAAGAGAGTGTAAAAGATTTTATCGGCGCTATTATTGATGGTAATTATAAAAATGCAAATGATTTATTAAAATCAGTAATTAATCAAAAAATTAAACAAAAGATAATAAATAATAATAGCAACATTTTCTAATATGGATATTTTAAACAATTTAACAGAAGAGTCTATGGCTGAGATTCAAAAGGCCATTGAAACAAAAGTTCAAGAGAAGGTAAAGATTCATGTTGAAAAAGCATTGGCTGAGCAGGATGATCTCTACAGCAATAAGCTTTCACAACTTTTAGAAGCTATTGACAAGGATCATTCACAAAAATTAGAAAAGGTTGTTGAAGCAATAGATTCTGATAGAGCTAATAAACTTTTAGCAGTAGTTAAGAAGTATGAAAACGCTCTTAACGAAGATGCAAGTACTTTCAAATCACAATTGGTTGAATCAATTAGTGATTACTTAGATGCTTACTTAGAAGAAACAGTACCAACAGCAGATGTACAAGAAGCTGTTCGTAACAAGAAAGCTAAGTATGTATTAGAAAATCTAAGATCCCATTTAGCTGTCGATGCTGCTCTTGAAAAAGATAGCATTAAAGAAGCGATTCTTGACGGCAAATCGCAAATAAATGAAGCTTCAAGTAAGCTTGAGTCTGTTATCGAAGAAAACAGTGTGTTAAAGAACGAATTAAATAAGATTAAAGCTAATCTTTTAATCGAACAACGCAGTGCTACTCTTAACGAGCAACAAAAGAAATACTTAAAGAAAGTATTCAATGATAAGTCACCAGAATTTATTTCTGAAAACTTTGACTATACATTGAAGTTGTTTGATAAGAAAACCGATTCCAGACTCGAGTCCCTTAAAGAAGAAGCTTTAAGTGAAAGCACAAACGTTGATAGAGTAGTTCTTGAACAAACTCAAGAAACATCTGACGTTGATGCTCAGCTTTCACCTTACTTGCAGGAATTACGTAAGTATTCCTAAGTAAAAAAAGACTTTCAAGAAGGACATTCCTGAGTTACTTGGTAGGTTCTGTAAAGAACTATACCTTGAGGTCGATATAAGATTAAAGGAAATTAAACCTAAACATGAAAACAATTAGACCTACACAGGCCTATATTGATGAATCAAGAGCACAAGCTCTTTTAGAGAAGTGGGGCCCAGTGCTCGACTATTCTTCAAAGACTGTTGCTCCTATCGAAGACGATCATACACGTTTAAATACCGCTATGCTTCTTGAGAACCAAGAGCAGTGGTGCTTACGTGAAGCTGGTCCAAACTATGCTCCTGCTGCCAACGGTATCAACCGTGCTGGTAACCCAGGTGCATTAGGTAATGCTGCTACAATGTATGCTGGTACGCAAGTAACCGGTACACAAGGTACAGACACTTACGCAACTAGCGACTTCCGTCTTCCTAAGATCTTGATTCCAATGATTAGACGTACTTTTCCCGAGTTAATCACAAACGAAATCGTTGGTGTTCAACCAATGGCAGGTCCAGTCGGTCTTGCATTTGCTCTCCGTTATCGCTACACAGGTCAAACCTTAGGTACGAATGACGGTGCAGGTTCAAGCACTCCAAGCCCAGGTTCCGCAATCGGAACATCTGCTGGCTTAGAAGCTGGATATCAGTACTTACAAACTGCTTATACCGGTACATCAGCTGCTTACCTTTCCGGTGCTCAAGGCACGCCTTACAGCACATTAACACAGTGGATCACAACTGGTCAAACAGACCAGGGTGTTGCTGCGTTACTACAAAACTTCGAATTAACGAATGCAATTCCTACATTCGAAGTAACGTTCGAAAAGACAGCAGTTGAAGCTGGTACAAGACGTTTAGGTGCTAAGTGGTCGGTTGAACTTGAACAAGACTTGAAGAACATGAATGGTATCGATATCGATACTGAATTAACGAATGCAATGTCATACGAAATTCAGGCCGAAATCGACCGTGAAATGTTAATCAGAATGATCCAGATCTCCCTTAACGCAGGTTTTGGTGCTGGTTATTCTGTTTGGTCTCCAGCTTCCGCAGACGGTCGCTGGTTAGTAGAACGTAATCGTGACTTCTATCAAAGATTAATTATCGAAGCAAATCGTATTGCCGTACGTAACCGTCGTGGTTCTGCAAACTTTGTTGTTGCAACCCCACGCGTTTGCGCTATCTTAGAAATGTTACCTGAATTCCAATGGGTACCAGTTCAAGGTAATGTCAATACACAGCCAGTAGGCGTTGCTAAGGTAGGTAATTTAGGTGGTAGATTTAACGTTTATCGTGATACACGTACCGAAGGTAATTACTGGAACAATCAGTATTCCGGCTTACAACAGCCAGAGTATGCCCTCTTAGGGTATAAGGGTCCAGAATTCTACGATACAGGTATCATCTACTGTCCATACATTCCTGTCATGGTTCAGCGTACCATTGGTCAGAACGATTTTGCTCCAAGAGTTGGTCTCTTAACACGTTATGGTGTTGTAGACAATATCTTCGGTGCAAATCTGTACTACCACGTAATTCTCGTAAGTGGTCTCGGTCAAAGCTTTACTCCAGCAACAGCTGCAGTATACTTCTAATCGGCTACAAAAGATTACAAACGAAGAGCGGCTCGAAAGAGCCGCTCTTTTATTTTGTTTACTGCTTGCTTGTTTTAACGTGTGGACTATAAACGTCCGACAAGTTCAATGACAAACGATAAAGCAGATCTATATTAGATGCTCTAACTGGATTGATATCAATACCACCACGTCTAGCATATAGACACATTACAAACAATGCTTCTGGATTAAACTTATCCTGTAAGCGTTTATAAATGCATTCACAGATCTCTTCATGAAAGTGACATTCACCTCTAAAAGATACAATGTACTTAAGTAGAGAGACTTTACTAATATGCTTATTTGTCTTGATATAGATAAAAACATCGCCCCAATCTGGCTGACTTGTAACACGACAATTGCTCTTAAGAAGAGATGAATGAAAGTATTGACTAACACTTGCTCCATCAGATACCTCAATATGATTATCGTCAAGTAACTTAGGCGTCTCTTCATACGTTTCAAATGTTGTACTGTAGAGAGTTTCTTGCGGTATAACATCCTCTAACGTTTCAAACTGCGACTTACCATAATAATCATGAGCACTAACCTCCGTCTTATCGTAAATGCTTGAAGGTATAAACCCTACCTTAACACCAGTTTCAAGTAATTCAGATAAATCAGCACTTGCAATCTTAGTAAAACGATCAATACCTTCCTTAATGTTATTACCCATCTTATACATGTTAAAGCTATTAAAGTAAAGCTTAATAGACTTACTCTCAACAATATACTTACTAGTAGCTGGGTAATTAACTTTAACTACACCAGTTACTGGGCATCCATTATTTAAAAGAAAAGAACATTCATAAGCATTCCAAGTATCAAAACCTACAAAAGGTAGATTATCATCTGCAATGTTTAGATATGTTCTGTTATTCTGTCTCGGTTCAGCAACCAATAAAGTCTTATCATAAGTACTTTTGTACTCAGATGTTTTACCGAGATGCTTACTAATATTTGAATTGTCTAATACGTTATTGGCCATAGTTAAATTGTATATGTATTTGTTCGTTTTTCAATCTCGTTTTTGATTGTATTATATCTTTCTTCTACAGAACCAGATAGTCTAACAAGATTAGTAAGCTTATAATGATCGATATAAAACTCAAAAAGCTCTATAACTTTATTTCTGAAGTTCACATCAATACTTCTCACACCATCATCAACTAACGGAATAGAAGGATCAGTATAAAAAATAATATCATACTTATCTTTCAATTGATCAAATACGTATTCAGCATAATGACCCAACCTATCATCCTTGTTATTTGAATAACAAATATACGTTGTATAAACAAATGCATCTAATGCACATCTATCGAATACACACTTCTTATCTTTATTTCTCAAATAATTATCAACATGACTATTGATAGTAATCATCTGAGTAAAGTCACTACCCTTCTCATTAATAGCTAGCCCGTACTTATCTTTTAGACTTCTAGTTATTTCTGGTTCAAAATGCCAATCTTTGAAAGACTCATCATCTTTCATCTTATTCAGTAAAGTACTTTTACCTGAAGATTGTGCACCTGTAAATGTTATAATCATATTATACTCTCTTTAAGATTTTCTTAAACATATGAACGTTATGATAGATATTATGAGTCTGCTGTTCTGATACAGCCGTATCAATAATGTCTGCAAGCTTTGTAGTAGGTTTTGTATTTAGACCAAAGTCATGATTATAAAGTAAGCCTTCTATACCAGCTACAATTGGATTGGATGTATCAACTGAACGGATGTTGTAGATATTCTTATCTACATAATATCTAAATTCCTTTGCTAAAGAACATCCGAGTAGATGATGCGGCTTAGACCAATTCCAAATACCATCTTGAATAAGATCGTTAATAAAGTTTTGACGTCCTGTGCACCAACGCTCTAACTTTGACTTACCTCTACCAGTTACAATATAGTATGAAAAGTCAAAACTGATAGCTATATAGTCAGCGTATTCACTCATATACTTGTAACAGTCAACAAGTTCATCATATGTCTTACCTTGAATAGCACCAATTCTCATACCAGGTAAGTCAGCATACTTAGTAGTAAAGTCTGAAAAGTTCTTTACTGTATCATAACCTTGCTCAAGAACATCTGGTACGATATAGAAGGTTGGTTTTAGCTTTTTAACATAGTCTGCAAACTTATCATTATCAAAAGCTTTACCTAATTCAAAGATACTATTATCAAGCAACACTTGACGACCTGATTCTAAACACTTTACGAAATGATCGTAATACTCAGGCTTTGTATCAAATAAATGAACGAGTGCGTAATCATAATCATTATACGCTACTGATTCGCTTAACAGGCTAATAGGTGTTTCATGTGAAACTAAAATAGTATGAGACATACGGGTATTGTAATTGTTAGTTTGATAAAATCAATAGTTTGTTAAATATTAATATGGCGATTATAAAGTTTTTAACTCCGAGAATACAATTACCTAAAATAATTGTACCTCCTCTGAGGCTACCTAAACTGCCTAGTATAAAGTTTACTATACCTAAGTTTAACATACCTAACTTAGATTTACCAGGCAAAATTAATTCTGTAAAAAGATTTTTTAATCAAGCTCTTTCACCAATACAAAATACATTTAAAAAGTTAACATCACTAGGTGCAGTGTCGAACCTAACAGCAGCTGCTACTAAAAACTTTATACGTAACACTTTAGTATCTGCTGCCGGTACTATTTCAAATGTAGTGCAAGGTGTTATAGATCAGGCAATAGGCAATGCAGTAGCTTCTGTAAACGCAGCATTAGGTACTATTGCGGCTATAGGTGGTTTATCAAAACAAGTAGGTCAAAGTGCAGTTAATGCTTATAACTCAGTTAATCAAGCAATAACATCGCAAAATAAAAAAGTAAAAGATATAGTAAACAAAGAGGTAATAACAAATGATGAATTAGCTTTAGAAAATTTTGAACTTGCTAGTATAGATGCTGATATAAAAAAGAATGTACAATTTTCTGTAAAAAATTTATCTAATAATGAGAAAAAAGAGATAGCTGAAAATCCTGTTAAAAGACAAGAAGTCGTAAATCAAATTACTCAAACAACTATTGAAAAGACTACACAATCAGTTGAACAAAGATTAAACAATGTTAAAGAACCTGTGAAACAAACTATAATTGTCAATGATATAAGTACTTTACAATTTACTCAAACAAATAATAAACTTACAAGATTGGATAGATTATCTATACTTAGATATAGAAAGCAGAGTTTAATTTTAGACATTCCTAACAAGTCAAGAAGAGATAAAGTTGAGTTAGCTTTAAATGCTGAAATTGCTAGATTGCAGCAAGCTTCTTGGATATATGAACCTTTAACCTAATTAAAATATGAAGAAATTTTTCGGTAACTATGTTGGTATTGTAGTACAAAATAATGATCCAGAAAAAACTGGTAAGATAAAGGTTTTTGTGCCGCATGTTTCTGCTTCAGTTTATAAGAAATGGGTTGAGCAGAAGACAAATAAAAAATTTAAATTTGTAGGAGCAAATATAGATAATGTAATAGTTCAGTCTTTATCTGGTACACCTAATTCTCAAACCAATAATTTAACAGAGATAATAGAAGAATTAAAAATTGTTCTACCTTGGGCTCATTGTGCAGCGCCTTTAACAAGTGAAAATGCAAGTGGTAGATTTAACGATTATCATAATTTTGCAAATATTTCAGATTCAAACTACTACTCCACATTTACACAATCAACAACATCTGGTCCAGACACTCCTGGTAAACCTGCATTTTTTTATGAAAAAGAAGAAAACAGATTGTATGATGCGTTTATAAATGCTTCTGAAAATATTAATAGACCTAATCCTTTAGCATATGAATATATACCTACATCATACTCTAACAGAGCTAAAGGCTCATTTGGTATACCTAGTGTCGGTAGTCATGTTTGGGTATTTTTTAGAGAAGGTAATCCAACATTACCTGTATACTTTGCAGTATCTTATGGTGAGACAGATTGGAAAGGAATATATGATGCATACGATAACCCGGGTATAGATTACCCTGGTAAGTTTGAAAACGTAGGTGAATCATTTACTCTTAATGATGTCAATGTAGAGACATATAGAAACAAATATGTACTAAATCAAAAAGGTGGTACCTTAGAAATAGTAAATACTGATTTAAAAGAAAAGTTAAAATTAACTCACTACTCTGGTTCTTTTAAAGAATTTAACAACCAAGCTAATATAGAATTAGCTACTGGTAATGATCAAAAGTTAGTTTTAAATGATAGTTATAATACTGTAAGAGGATTTAAAAATGATTATACAGAGAAGAGCCATGATGAAATTGTTAAGAGAGATAAATTTAAAAAGATAGGATCGCTTAATACTGAGTATTTTGAAAAGTGGAAAGATGTATATGGTCCTATTCAAGATTTAAAACAGCTATTTGAAATTCAAAGAACGAATAATAACAACGTTAAAGACTCTTTTGGTAATGTAGTTATAAACAGAAATAGTTTACAGCAGCAAAGAGTGGGTACATTTGCACCGCACCCTGCTATCAATCAAGATAATTATACATTAGATGATGACTCATCATCTATAATAAACACTATAACTCAAACACAAGCGTTTTTATCAAACTCTTTTGTAGACGGGCCTTCATTATTTTCTGTAATATCGCAACCGCCGCAAATTGCTAAATATCCAAGCTTAGATAACTATACTCAAGAAAGTGGTATACAATGGACTGGTTTACCTGGACAAAGTACATCATCTGAAAATGGTAACTGGGTTGTAGACCCTAAAAAAGATTTAATTAAACAGTTTACTGAAAAAGCTTTACCAGAGTTAATCGAAATTGAAAAACAATTAGGTATTGGTGGTAGTGAAATAATACAAATCACGAAACATAAAATTGAAACAATTGGTATGACCATTAACAATTATGGTAGTATTCGTTTCGATAATGTCGGTAAAATGTTATCGAGTGAATTGCTAATAGACAATTATGGTCCTTATATGAACTTCGAACCAAGCCCGTTGGTTGAATACGTTCATGTGCAAGACTTGCCAGGTGGTGATTATACGCTAAATGTTTGCAATAGATATAATGTCATGGTCGGTGCAGGTGGTATTAATTTTAAAACGTTAGGAAGTTTAAACATTTCTGGAGCTGTAACTAATGTTGTAGGGGAACAAGTAAATGTATCTAGCGAAAATGAGGTTAATATTAACGCAAAGACTATAAACATATCTGCAGAAATATTACGTTTAAGAAACAAACGTCAAAGACAAGTTTTCATTGAAAGTAGCTTAGGGGTAAATAATAATCTTATTATTGGTGGTGGGTTGTCAGTTGAAGGAGAAGTATACTTACAACACGTGACGGCTCCTGCTGAGTATCAAGTTACACAAGGCACTCAGGTATTCTCAACCTTATTAGAAGGTACCTCGATAGCTGGTAACTTAAATGTACCGTTAATTGGTGCAGGGTTAGTTGCAGTGACACCAACAGGTACATTTCCAGTTATAGGTAGTATAAATGCATTAGCAACGTTACAAGTAAATGCATCAATTCCTGGATGTGTTGCTTCACAAGAACATTCACATATCTTTAAGAACTTACCACTCACATTATTAGATAAGAATACGGAAGTAAGAGAGGCAGCAAAAGAACTGAATAACAACCCTGGAAGAGTGTTACCTAATAGAAGAGTACATGGTCAAAAGTAAGGGTTATCTCAGATATAATAAAAGACTGAGATAACCTTTTTACCTTTGTTTACAACGTGAACTCATTGAAATCTTTATCGTTTAGCTTATTATCTACACCCTTAACATAGCTAGAGATTTCAGTCTCTTGAGGAGCTACTTGGACCTTCTTACTATCGTAGAAACTATCAAGCCAACCAGCAAGAGGATTACTCTTTGCATCATAAAGCTTCTTTAAACCGAGTGATGTTAAGCGATTATTAGCTAACCATTCAACATATTGCTTTAATGATTCGGGAGTTAGTCCAACTAAGCTACCTTTGCTAAAGAGATAATCAGCCCAATCCTTTTCTGCTTCTACTGCAGTACGGTAAAATTCGTAAATCTTACCTTCTTGCTTTTTGAACGTAGACTGGAAACCTTCATCAGGATTATCCTTAAGATACTTGAGAATGTTTTGCGTAATAGCTACATGCAAGTTTTCATCTCTAGAGATCAAATTGATGATCTTAGAATTACCTTCCATCTTACCCCGGTAACCGAAGTAGAATGAGCAAGCAAATGAAACGTAGAATGTAACACCTTCCATGATCTGAGTTGCAATAATTGCATCAAGAATTTGCTCTTTGATATCCTTACTACTACTCATTAATGCATCATAACGACTTGTCATGAACTCTGCACGCTTAACTATTTCCTTATCTTCTAAAATAGAATCAAAGAACTTAGTTGCATCTGGGTAAACGTTCTGCAGTATGTATGTATATGAATTACTATGAATAGTTTCGAAGAAACTCCAAACATTCATACAAATCTCCAACTCTGGATTACTTACATGTTCCATCATCTGATGAATAGAACGCGATAGCATCGAATCACCCATTGTTTGAAACTTAAGATTACTGTCGAATACAAAACGTTCTTCTTCAGTAAGCTTCTTATAGTCAGATAAATCCTTAGTAAGATTTACCTCTTGTGGACGCCAGAAGAAGTTAAGCTGTTGATCGTACAGTTCATAGAACTTTGGATACTTAAGACGATCATAACGCTGTATTGCTAAGTCTTTGCCTAAGAACAAAGGCTGCTTGAGAGAGTCTACATTAGTTTTGTTTAGTACTGTTTTCATGTTATAAGGTACACGCACCGCCAGCACAACCAGAATCATCAACGACTTCTTCTTGTTTTGCTTGTTCAGTAGTGTTTGTTGTTATATTTAAAGCCGATTGCGTATCACCGTCGTACGTATTTGTATAGTACAACGTCTTGACCCCGTATTTGTATGCTGTAAGAATATCTTTGATAAGATCATTCTGCGATACTTTTCTATCAGGGTACTTGCTGACATTATAGTATAGATTTGCTGATATACTCATATCAACAAACTTCTGTAAAGCAGCAACTACCTTAAGATATCCTTCATTACCGGGCATTTCGAACGCAAGTGTATAATCTTTCCCATACTTATCTACACCTGGCACGATAGAAGGAACAATACCAGCCTTAGAACGTTTTGCAGTAATAAGCGATCGCGGTGGTTCGATACCATTTGTTGACGATTGAATAACTGCAGATGATTCACATGGCATTAAAGCTGTAAGAGTACTATTACGCAACCCATGTTTACGTATTTTAGCTCTTAATGCTTCCCAATCCTTATGTAGCTTTTCAGTTACAAATGTATCTACCTCTTTCTTATATGTATCAATAGGTAAGATACCACGACTGAATTTTGTATAACCAAACTTTTCACACTGTCCTTTCGTAGCAGCTAATTCAGCTGATGCATCTAACAAATAATAACTTACCGATTCCATTAACTTAGCTGCAATATTAGGCGCTTTCTTATCCCAATACTTCACCCCATTTTGAGCAAATATAGCTGCTAAATTAGTGATACCAATACCTAAGCTACGACGTTTCTTAGCAAAGTTTGCAGCAGCAGGAGCAAAATAGTTTTGATGGTCAATAAGCTCATCTAACATACGAACAATAATATCGCATGTCTGTTCCATATCTTCATCATCTTTAATCTCTAATAGATTAACTGCTGCGAGAATACATACACCAATCTCTCCATTAACATCTTCAATATTATAGATAGGCTTTAATGGATGTGTGACTTCAACACAAAGGTTAGTTGTATCTACTTGCTCAGTCCACGAACCGTGAGTATTAACATGATCAGCATTGAACACATACATTCTACCAGTTTCAAAACGCTCCTTAGAAAATAGCATGAATAACTCACGAGCATTCATTGTCTTCTTATACTTTAACTTTGGATTCTTTTCTGCTTTTTCATATAGCTCTTTAAACCCAGGCATACCGAAGTTATTCCAAAGTTCTGGGGCTTCATGATACGAAAACAAAGTAACGTTTTGATTCTTTAAGAAACGCTCATAGAACAATCCATCGAATGCAATGCAATAGTCAAGCTTACGAACTCGATTATCATCTGTACCTGCATTGTTCTTTAAGACTAAAATCTCTTCTATATCTTTATGAAAGTATGCAACGTTAGCAGTTGCACTACCACCACGAATACCATTCTGATGGCAACTCTTTACTGCTGACTCATACATCTTTAGATACGGAATAGGTCCTGTATGAACTATAGTACCATTTTGAACTGGACTATTTGTAGCACGAATTCTACTAAAGTTAATTCCGATACCATAACGACTTGCAGTAGCAAATCCAATAGCATCATTACTAGCAAAAATAGAACGTAACGTATCATCGACGGTAATAAGCATGCAAGATGCATAACTCTTTAACGTAGTACGTACCCCTGCCATTAACGGTGTAGGTAGATTGATCTTATGCTTACTGAAAGCATTGTATGCTTTTCTGATATAGTCAAGTCTCTTTTCTTTATAATCTTTAAAAAGAGTCATTGCGATGAGAATATATGCAAACTGAGGAGTTTCAAAAATAGTCTTTGAAACTCTATCCTGTACAAGATACTTTTCACATAACTGCTTTATGCCAGCATACGCAAAATCGAAATCTCGATTATGATCGATATAATCATTCAGCTTATCAAAGTCCTTTTTATCATACCAATTTAAGATCTCTGGATCATATACCTTATTCTGTTCGATATTTTGTTTTACAAAATCATATAGCCTGGGTGCATCTTTACCACCCCAAACTTCTTTACGAAGCTGATAGTTAAGAAGTCTAGATGCGACTTGTTGATATTGAGGAGTCTGTTCAGATATAAGACCAGCTGCAGCTTCAATTAGCGTATTGTGAATATCTTTCGAAGTTATACCATCAAAAAATTGTAAATGCGCGTTCATAGCTACTTGCTCGAATGATACGCCTTTTACGTCTTCGCAAGCCCATTGAAGGATTTTATTAATTTTATCTGGTGAGAATTTCTCTTTCTTACCTGAACGTTTTACGATTGTAATTTCTTTCGACATTTTAGATACCATAATATTATAACCACGAATAAACCAATCAATGATTTATTTGGTAAAATATTTAGTTTAGATTGTTAGAATGAACAGCTTAAGAGAAGAGAATTTTTGAAAATCAAAAACCTTTTCATCCAGACCAAGAATATGTTGAAATATTTTTTTATCGTTATTAAAACTGTCATCGCAAATACTTTTAAGATTAACAAAATCTATAGGATAAATTCCCTTATCAAAAAAGTTATATGTCTCTTTACAAGAGAAACTAAATTGACTCAAAAGGTTTTGATATGTAACAAGAGTTATACCTAACTTTTCTTGATTCTGTATACTCTTAATTAACCCATGCACAGTACTGTTTGGTTTAAGTTTTATACCTCTCAAAGCAGTTAATGTTTGTCTATCTTTAGAAAGATGAAAAATGTTTTTAGGATTAAAAGCTTTGCTTATTTCAATTCTTTGATTATCATATTCATTTTTAATTAAAAATCCTAAAAACAAAATAGGATATTCATCATGGTTAGGTACAACAAATCCATCTGAATTAGGAGGTCTAGAAGTTAGATCTATATCTATCATACGTTGAAAATTTTCTTTACTGAGCCATTATTTAAATTCGTAACATAAACTTTATTTGTATTACCTTTTCTTACATTAACTGTACCAATGTCGCTGTTTACCATAGGTGAACCCGCTATGTTTCCGTCAACTGTGACTGTTCTTACCAATTGACCGTTTTTAGCATTTCTAATTGCTAATGTATTATTGTTTTTAATAGTATAAGTGTACATTTTTTATAGTTTTATAATAACGTTGTTTATAAATTCCTCAACTTCTGGATCTGATTTATCGTAAGTTAAACTTGTAATAGTACTAAGTGATTGACTAGTTGTGTCATTAACTTTAATTTGAGACTTCTGATAGTCCTTTTCTATTTCTTTTATAACATCGTCCGCAGGAAAAGGTACATAGTCAGGAGTATCTAAGATTTTACGAACATCAGAAATTTTATAACCTTTCTTAAGAAGGGCTTTTACCTCTTTACAAATATAGAATTTTTCTAGATTCTCTATAGTTGCATACTCTTGTATCTTCTTTTGCAAGAACTCACCAGCATAGACTGTTGTTTTCCCAGTAACAACGCATGCAATCTTTTTACTAGAAAATTGATTTATAACCATACGGAATTATATAAATATAAATATGAATTTCAATCAATTAGTTTCAAGTATTTTATCAGAAGCAAAAAAGCATCATAAGAAAAAGTTAGATCCTGTTGGTAAGGAAGATAGTGATATAAACAATGACGGTAAGGTAAATAAGACTGATAAGTATTTGAAAAATAGACGTAAAGCCATCAGCAAAAATATAAAAAAAAAGAAAAAGTAACTGAGGACTTTAGAGTACCTTTTGATACTAAAAGACGAGTGGTGCCGAATTATAAGAAGAGTTTCGGTTCTCAAACACCAAATATATTTGATACAAAGGCTAATTCTCCTGCAGCGTATGGTGGTTTTAAAGGAGATAGATTAAACGGTAATATGATTACCGCAATAATGAAACAGCCGAGAATAAAGAAAAAGAAAAAATTAGTTCGCGGAAGAAACCATATTGGATAAGGTAACTGCTCTACCCTTTACTTGTCTAGACCATTTACTATCCATCATTTCTTTACTTGCACGTTTGTAATCTTTTTTCTCTAAAGCATCTTTAAACTTTGTAAATTTGCTTAATCTTGGATATCCTAAGTTAAAAGACATATCTATCAAAACTTGTTTAACTGGTAATGGCTGACTATCAAATGAAGGTAAGAACTTTCTTGCATCTGATACTGCTCTGTTAAAACTTATTTTATACAGTTCATTAACTTGTCTATCATTTAGTTGTGTTTTAGTTGATACTTTAGCTGGATCTAATCCTGTAGCTTTATAAAAGGCTTGTCTATTAGACTTTTCGTCTATATTAAATCCAATACCTACAGTTAACTTTCCTTCTGAGTCATAATATGGTTTTGTTCTATAGCCTTCATGCTTTATCAGCTGATTTTTTAATGAATCTGATGTAACTATTGATATATCCTTTCTTACTGTTTGAGTCTGTTGCGCAGGTTGTTGAGTTGGCATCTCTTTACCAAACCCCGTTAATGCTAAAGACCCTGCAAGTCCAAGAGCTTTAAGTTTTGAACCTAAGCCCTCTTCCTGGATATAATAATACGTTTTAAATGACTTCACAATTATATTTATACAAATCTATCGATAAAGTATTTCGGTAATTTATCCTTGTTCTGAATAATAATATCAAACAATGTACCGTCAAGGATATAAGTAACGCAATAATCTTCTTTACTTCTAATACCTCTACCACAAGCTTGTACAAGATTTATAAGCATCTTATTAGTATACCAAACTTTATCTTCATCAAATAAACGTTTGATTCTTACATCACTTAAAGGTAAGAAAGCACCTTTAACAATGATTTGAAACCTTGCCAAATCATCTCTCAAGTCTACACCAAATGTCATCGACGGGCTAACTATAACGGTTGGTTCAGGACTACGTGTATGCTTTGATAAGATATTTTCATTTTTAGATTCTACATCACGAAACAAGAATCTATCACTCTTTAAAGTCTTTTGCAAAAATTGAGTAATTTGTAATGTATGGGTATGAATAATACCCTTTTCATTTTTATGTACTTCACAAATTTGACTTATTTGAGCAGCCATACTAGGTAATACTTTTTGCATATTACTTCTATTAAGCTTATTGGTGGAAGAGATATGGATAGGGGCTTTTTTACTATCAAAAGTACTATCAACCTCTACATACTTGTATTCAGTAATACCAAGACTCTTTGCATATGACTTATGATCAACGATCGTTGCTGACATTAACAAAATATTTTCACCGTAATCAAAAATATATTTCGCTAAAGCATCTACTTTCAAAGGCATAACGCGTACTGTTTTACCTTCACGTTGACAAAGGTATTCACACTTTGACCACGTCTCTTCAATAAGATTTAACGTACGATGTAAATTCTTAAAGTAGTTAAGCTTTACTTTATCGTTTATGTTAAGCTGGGTAAACTTATTATTATGTTTATCGTTTAACTTCTCAACATGCTCACCTACTGTAATCATTAAAGTATTCAACCATTTGTATACTTCCTCAATGTTATCAGTATAAAGATACGGAATGCTAACACCAAGCAATTTAAGTTTATCTGGATCAATAAAAACGGAAAAGTGCTTTACAATTTCATCTTCTAATTCTGATGCTTCATCGCAGATAATAAAGTTTTTACGTTTAACATGACCAGGCAAAGTCAAAAACATTTTATAGTTTAGTACGCTAAACTGATCAATTAATGCTTTGTTACGAGCATTATAATATGGGCAAATATTCTTTGTCCAACATTCTTCTTTCAATTTTGGTGTGAGCAAACACGGTGCATTCTCTACATCAACGTCAGTATTAACTTGACATTGATAGTTACTCTTACCTTTAAGAAGCGGGGTTTCGTTAAACAAGCTTTCATACTGATCTTGTAAAGATTTTGTAATCGTTAAAGCAAACGCTCCAGACGGTGGTTGATCTAAACATTCAACCTCAGATGAGTAATTACCAATGTAATCTTGCTTAAATGCTTTGTAAGAGGTAATAAGTTCTTTAAACTCTTCAGTGCACTTGTTAGAGATATTACCTATTGTTTTTGATATGAAGCTCTTACCTGATCCGGTAGGAGCACTACATATAACATACTTATAACCTTTCTTATAAGCATCCTCAATACGTTTGATCAGATCAATTTGCTGCCTACTAGGAGTATAATTGTCTGGAAATTTAGATAGATATCGACTATACACCTATCGATTATACTAGTTGTATGACGATAAAACAACTGTGCAGTTGTATAATTTATTTCTTTTTTTAGGAGTCATTAACTTTGCTTTAACAAGCAAGTTAAGATTTTTTTGAGAGAAGTCTTCTAATGTGTAAGAAAATTTTAAACAATTTTCACCTTTCTCAACTTTAAACGGGTAAGGAATTTCAAACGTTTTTGATGTGGAATTATTTTTAAGTATAAAATTTAAATAAAAATCCTTAAATCTAAAGATTAAAAATTTACCTGTTCTAATAGGTTTCTCACTATTAATAAAAAAAACAACTTCTTTTTGCAAAAAGTTGTTGATGTGTTTTTCTAAATTTTCTATCATGTGTCCATGTATTGTATTTTTTGTTGAGGAGACATTGGTATTAATTTTTCGTTAAAATATTTCCAAAAATCTTCTCTCTTTATAGTTTCTACTAGATCACATTCGTCCATGTTTACCATACGCCAATCCTGCATAAAAATATCCCAAACAGGTAACAAGTTTTTAGCTTCTGCATTATATGGCATGATTGCTGTTGATGGTCTAAAATTTAAAGACAATCTACCGTTCACACTGTTAAGTAAATTCTCATCCAGTGTACACAACATTCTTCTAAAAGGTGGTCTGTTAGATCTTGGTCTGCGTCTGACGAAGACTATCTCACAAACGTTTTCTTTTAGAAGTGGTTTTAGACTCGATAACGTTGTCTTCATTTAAAAGTTGAGTGTCAGGAGCAATTGCTTCCTCTGATACTTTTTTACAAACACCGAACAATCTCTGTTCGTTTAAGAACATCCCCTTCTTGAGTTTACCATGGCCTGCAACTTCAATATTTGATACAGATACTCCTTTATCATTTGGAAATATTACAATATCGCCTACTTTACATTGTTTAACACTTGGGCCTACTAAAATTACTTGAGCTTTTCTCCAAGCTTTGATAAGTGTATTGGTTGGTACTAAAATACCACCTCTCATAATAGCATCCCCAGCTCCATCCGCTACTTCATCTATATATTCCACTAAAACAATATCATCAAAGATATGTGATAGAATAAAATCATCGCCTAATCCGAAATTACCTTTATTATAGCTGTCTAAGTCGATAAGACTTTTCTTTGGTGCTAAAACGTCAATTGATACTTGTGCCATATTTGTTATTTAGATAATGTATTTACAAACTCAACGTTTTGCTTATACTCTTTTAAACTCATAAATTCTGGTATTACTTCTTTTACTTCTTTTACTTCTTTATCTTCTTTTTTCGTCTTTTTAATATAGTTTATCTTTTTAAACTTTAAATGCGGCATAAGATGGTAAAGAAAGATATATTGCTCTTGCTTATCTAAAAATACACTACCATATCTATTTGATGTTTGATTTATGTAGTTAGCAATCTCTTTAGAATAGAAAGACCCCCATCTATTAACCATAAAAATAGAAAACTGCGATTCATCATCGCAGTTTAGATCTATTTGTTTTTTTGAAAAGAATAAAGAATTTAGGTAATCGAATATTGTCATACAATGACTTTAGACGTTGCAATAAAGATATCATCATTTAATGCATAAAACAGCTCAACTACTTGCGACATAAAGTCTTTAGCTTGCTGATCTGTAAGTTTAGTACTATATGCAAACGGTGGAGCTTTACTGCCTGCGTTAATATTGATACCGGTATGACCTAACGCAACATTATTAGTTGAATAGGTAATGCTCACACTACATTTACCTACCTTTTGCAAGGTACCATCACTACCGGTAAATTCATCATGCACCATAAAATCATCACCTTTCATTTCAATGGGCTTTCTTAGATAGCGAGTTGAAAGAATATTAGCTATCTGAGTATTAAAAAGTCTCTGATACGCAACTGCACCGAACGGATCTAGGTTAGGTATCTCCCAACAGAAATTAATAGCATCATCGCTGTAGATGTAATCGTTCTGCAAAATATCTTCACTATCAATCATACCATCTGTTTCGACATTCATAGGAGCTCGAAACGCTACAATGTTACCGATAGGCAAAGTCGTCTTACGAAAATACTTGTAAGCAAAACGCTTATGAATCAGAAGCCCGTCATATACTTTTTCATTTGTGAGAATCATACTTTAATAGTAAAGTATTATAAGATATAATCAACACAAACACCACAACAAATGTAATTTTTTTCTTTCCAGTTAACACTGGTATCTACTATTATAGATTTATTAGTTACTTGCTCACCAGGGTATGTCCAAATTAAGCCATTACTTGTCAACGTGAATTTATCAACATTATGATAAAAACATTTAATGTCTGGAAGTCTTATCATATAATATAATGCATCCAAGTTTTTAGCGTGACACCATAACCTTGTATGCTTTAAAAACTGCTCAGATATTTCATACTGAGGTTCATCGTGACCAAGGTACAGATTACTACCTTTCATCCAAACATCAACTTCGCAATCATATTTTTGCAGTACTTTTAAAATATGATCCGGACGATTCTCGTTAAGCTTATCAGGCCCGGTAGTATTACCTCTATGTGATATTATTACCATTGTAGTTCTTAACAAAATATTGTAAATCTTCTGGTGTACCTATTCCCCACATTTTATCTATATGAAACGTTTTAATCTTTTTGTTATCTAATATAGCTTCATTAAAAACAGGACAAACATAAAACTCATTATTAACTCTTACATTTTTAGATATCATTTGTTTAGCATACTTTACATAATCAGAACCTTTCTTCCAGTAGTATATACCAACAGTTGCTACATCACTTATTGGTTTCTTTTCAGCTACCTCTGTAACAAACCCATTAATATCTAACTTAGCATAACTCCACTTAGGATGTGTAGATTTAAAAGTAAGTATACCACCGTCTACATTACTTGTGGTCATATTATACATAAATTCATCGCTAAACCATTCCACAAATTGATCAGAGTTAGCCATGAGTAAAGGAGTATCAGTATCAATATACTGTTCAGCAAGTAAGGTAGTACAAGCAGCTCCTTCTGTAATTCCATCCACAGTTACGATTTTGCATCCTGGGGCTATAAGATTTAAAGTTTGATTGAGGTTATATTTTTCTAAATGCGATTTCTGAACAATAAAAATAAACTGTGCGTCTATATTGATGTTATCTACAACTACCTGTATCATTGGCTTACCCTTAACTTCAATTAACGGTTTAGGAAATGTATAACCAGCTTTTTCAAATCTCGATCCAGCACCTGCCATAGGAATCAAAACATTTAAATTATCTGTCTTCCATTTGTTTGATGATGGTAAATTGTTTTCAACTTTCATAATAAAATTGTTTATTCGTTCTAATGTAACGTTTTCAGGACTGTCTATAGGTAAAACAAATGCACCTGATCTACTAGCAGCTCTTCTACCTACTACAGAGTCTTCCAATATAATTGTTTCATCTGGATTGATAGAAAAATCCAACATACATTTCATATAGATTTCTGCATGTGGTTTAGGATGCATAACATCTTCATTTGTGTATATTTTTTCAAAAAATTCTAAAAAGCCTTTTTTCTTCAACTGTAACGTTGCAGTTTTTCTTATAGAATTTGTGCAGCAAACTAATCGATATTTCTTTGAAAGATTATCCAAAACTTTTACTAATCTCTCATCTTTTGTAAATCTATCAATAATATTGATTGCTTCTTCTTGCTTATCATTCCATACTTGGTTATGTAATGATTCTGGTAATTGTTTACTTTCTGTTAATAGTTGAAGCTTTTTATGTGTGCTTAATCCATCATATTTTCCAATATGCTCTTCGTATGTTATAGTATACTTACTATCTACTTTAGCCAAAGCGTAGTTTAACGAATCAAAATGTAATTGTTTCGATGATACTAGTACTCCATCTAAATCAAAAATAATAAGCTTAATCATAATATTTCTTTAAAGTAATCTTCTAGATAGTAGTTTAATGGTTTAAATAAAAAGCTTTTAATATTATCCATGCTTAATTCAGATGGGTCTACAAAGTTTATACTATGATCTAATTCTTTGTAAAGATCTTTCATCTCAGGTGTAATTTGTTGTATAGGAATACAACCAAGTTTCAAAGCTTCGTAAAATCTAATGTTTAAAAACATTCCTGTACCAAAAGGATTTAAAATATACTTATATTCATTTACCTTTTGAATAAATTCATCATACGTTAGTTTTCTATGTGTTATAACCACGTCAAGAGGGAAACCTCTACTAACTAGATTTTTAATTACTTGCTCTCTAGTCGGGTAATAGTTGTTACATTGACCGATAAAGAGTATTCTATCCTTTTTCTCTACAGTAGGTGCACTTAATTGCGTATCTTTAGATAGTAATTGCTTATTAATAATTTTACCGTTTAAAGTTTTTAAGTCGTTTATATCAGATACATATTGTTTTAGATAGTTAAAAAGATATACATGACGTTGATGTTCTGCATTCCATGGAAATTGCGATGAAAAAATCTTTTCAAAGTTAAAGACTACAACTTTAATCTTCTTTGAATTGATATGTGTTATAAAGTTTAAATTTCTCCATATATCAACATGAGGACCAAAATGTTCATCAACTATGAACAAAGTATCTATGTCATTTGTATCTTCAATTGAATTAACTTCCTTGAAGTCACAATTATAGAAATTTTTAAGTGCTAATCTAAAGTTAGCAAATAAACTAGTGCCTGGTAGAGCGTCTTTGCATATTATTCCGTACATATAAGTTCTTTCCAATAGTCTAAAGATAATTCTTTGATTGGGTTTACAAATTGTTTAATAATAGATATTCTATCTAAAACGTATTTATTGTTTACTTCTTCCCATTTATCAATAAACAGTATAGGTAAATGTTCAAACTGATTAAAGCATGTATGTCTTTCTACAATAGGTATTGCGTTCAAACTTAAACATTCCCATATTCTATGACAATCTACACCGTTACCAGGTGGTGATATTACAAAAATACTTTGAGCTACTATTTCTAAATATTCATTATACGGTCTATTATAATCCATTGGTATACCGTTTAGTTGTGTAATTTGATCGATAGCAGATCTTTTTTGTATATTAGTAGATTTGTCAAAATTTTTATAAATTAAAAATTTCTTAGGAAGACATTTTGATATAGTATCTTGTATTGTGTTTTGATTACCATGCTTCCATTGACTATTTGCAACTCCTATTGGTAAAGAAAATAACTTCGGATGGTTAATATATCTGTTTTGACAAAACCATTTTTTAATTTTATTACCTTCTAGATAAGGTAGAAATTCTTCTGTAATTGGGTAATCAGAATTATGAGATAGTAAAGTTATACCATCTTGCAATTCGTTGTAAAACTTATTAAAAAATTTCTTAAGATCGTGTGAGTAGACAAAAATACGTTTATAGTTTTTAATTTCTGCAACAGGAAATGAATCAATTAAATGCACATTCTGTTGCATCATGTTTAATTGATCTTGTATGATACAATTTTTTTCAGAACAAAAACTGATCTCTGCTAATAACTGTAACTGTTCACCGGATATAATCATGCTGTAAATTTATATGTTTGTTTACTGTGAATATGTAGATTATTAAGTTTAATTAATTTGTCATTATATTCTATATAAGGTAATTTGTTTTCAAAAATTATGTTAATTTCTTTACTATGTAAGTATGGGTCTATAGCCCTGTGTAAATTTTTAGGTGCTACCCAACCAGGTGTAATATTATCAGGTGTACCACCTATATGTTGACCATATGATGAAGGATCAAAAACTGAATTAAACTTTTCAAAATTGTTAGAGAACTCTCCAAACGGTAACACTGGTAACATAGTCATACAATGCTTTTCTTTATTAAGAAGATATAATAATCTCATTTCATTGGGCATGAAGTTAGCACCGGCCAAATTATAGAGCGAATTCCTATCTAAATTCACAATTCTCAAAAACAAATCTTCTATCGCGTCAATGTTATTTTTGATATACATAAAACCGCAAACATACTCATTTGCTGAATGCGGTGTTATACTAATATTAGACTTTTCAAAGATATCTACAAACTTTGAAAAGTCTTCATATACCATTATATCATTATCAAAGTGTACGACGTTAGTCAGTTGTTTGTTTTTAATAAATTCATTTATGAAAAGAAATCTAAACAAAGAATTACGAAACAAAATTCTATCTGGTGATTCATTAAAAAAGCTTGATGTTAAAACTTGCTTGCTTTTAAAATCATTTAAGTTTAAGACTTCTACGCTATTTTCAAATTTTACATTATGGTTAGTTATAAAGTAAATTTTACTATTTGGATTAAAACGAACTATATTTTCTATACAGCTTTTAACATGTACAGGAAAATGCGGTCCGTTATGAAATAGTACAAAATTTATCATTGTAACTTTTTAACCCAATAATGTAACAAATCATGCATTGTTTGTTCAATTGTATATACTGGCTTTC